AGCAGGGCGGTGTAGGAACTGTGCCTGTGGCCTAACATAAACACGGCCATCAGTAAAGGTACCGAGTGAAGCTACATTGATGCGGGCGTTATAGGTAAATGTAGTAGCGCTTCCAACTCTAGAAACTACAAAAGAACCGGTAACTCCAGCCGTTGCTCCAGTAGCAGTAATAGCGATTTCATTACCAATAGATAAACCATGGGGATGTGAAGTTGTAACAGTTATAGGTGTTGAACCATCAACAGGGCTTGCAGAAAACGCGGCTTGTGTAAGATCTGTGCCAATTTGAGCTCCTGTGTATAAAGTGGCCCTAGAAACAGAAGTCTTGTTTGTATCGTAAATATTTTGGCTAAGTGTGCCCGCAGTTTTCATTTTGTAAGAAAATGATGTACCTGCGCTGCTGGCAGTTACTATAAAAGTACCATTTGCTGCTGCAAGAAGAGTATCAGTTACAATAACTACTGCGTTAACAGGAACAGTAGTTGTGCTAGAAATAGTAATTAAAGTAGGATCGGTGCCATCAATTACTGCGTTAGTAATTGTAAGTAACGTACTAGGGTATGCAAATGGGCGGTTATTAGTTAAAGCTAAGTTCTCCCACTTAGACACCTGAGTACCATACTCAAAGTCGGTATCAATTAGCGCTTGTGGCGAAGATACGCGTAGCTTATTGGTAGGGTCTAACTGAGGATTATTTACGGGCATTTCATTCCTAAATTGTCGGTTAAAGCGTGAACCTTGTTTAATTTTACGGCAAAAGCCAAGTTAATTGAGCCTGAACTATACAATCGTAGCTTGTTGGTCGGTAAAAATTTGTCCTTTAAAATATGTAGTAACAGCGCTTGTAGTAGTTGAAGTACCTTGTATATCCCAAAATGTACGGACTGGGAGAGTTCTGGTAACAGAACCTGCTAAAGAAAGGCTTACAGTTCTTGCAGCAGCATCTACAATAGCAATAGTAAATGTTGCCCATAGTGTAGGTGAGTTTGGGTAAGTTCTAACTTGAGAAGCTAGAGTTTGGTCAATATAGTTAAGCCTAGTTCCAGAAATGTTAACTGCGGCGCTTAGCCAAATAGTTGTAGAGTTAACGACATTAGTAACAGTTACTCCTGTAGGGAACGTGGTAATTGTTCCGCCAGTAGCCGAAACATTCATACCTACTGTAATAGAAGAGTTAGTTGGAATAGTGATGTTAGTATTAGCCGCTACGTTAGCGGTAACGCTAGCAGAAGTCGTCATAGTAACAGTGTTTGGCAACGTAATAGTCTTAGTAAACGTATCACCTTGATATACCTGCAAATCAAGAGTAGTAGCAGTAGAAGCTATAACGGTTCTACCATTAAGGTCATTTTGCATGTAAACGCGCTCAGGTGCTCTTGAGTCGTCTACTTCCTGCGGCATGTATACTGGAACAAGCTTATTAGTAGTGCGGCTCACGCGACGTAAAGTTCCTATCTCAATGCGCCATAGACCAATATTAAGGGCAGCACAGATACTCTTGTAGTGCTCCATACGTTGATTAATTAACGAACTCATTTGAGTAAATCTCTGACCGCGGGGAATGGAAACGCCATCAGGAGCATTAATGTTGATGTCGTAAGACGCATCCGTAGCTAGGGCAAATAAGGCTTCTACGGTGCATAGAACGACTAAAGGATAAACTTCAATCTCTGGTAGGGTAGCTATGGTTATAGCGCTTCCAAAGGAGTCTGTGCGGTTATTGGTGTGCTGTAAAACAGCGGTATTAACAAAATTCGTAATTTCATCATCTGAGAAATATCTAAATACGTTACCAGTTACAGTAAGGACGTGCCCAGCTACTGGAGCAGAAGTTGTATGAATAACACCATAAATAGTTTCTACTGTATATCCAGCTGGATTAAGAAGAGTAGTAGAGTTGTCTTTAACTAGAAGAGTTGCAGAATCAACAGGTTTGACACCTAGATTAAAGGTAGTAGTAACACCATCGCAAGTAAACGTTTTAGTAAACTGTTTAGCTTGGTCGTTAATTTCAGTACGAACCTTAGAGATAAGGTCTGCAAGAGTAGCCATATTAAGCCCAACCTAACAAATGAGTCACTTCTATAATGACTTAGAACGTACAAAAAGTCTGGATAAACGAAACAGCGGGCACTAAGCCCGCTGCCCCGTCTGAAGTAGTGTTTAGTATCTTGCTGATACGTAACCTTTTAGCTCAAGATGAGCCGCTAGTTCTGGAGTAACTTCGTACTTTTGACCTGCTTTGAAATTGTAGAAATTTCCAGGACCAAACGTCATAGCTTCAATATCATCAGATACTCTAATAGTGACTGTAGCAGTCTTATCTTCGCTCTTTACAACTTCATCCAAGAGGATTGGCTGTGGCCTGTTAGGGACTGTAGCGTCGATAACTTCTGTCTCTACTTTACGAGCAGCTTCTGCGGTAGCCATAGCAAGTTCGTTTGAACGGGCTGCTTGGTCCTCTAGCTGCTGTGCGACAAGGGCATCTCTTTGGCGACCTGTAAAGTCTGCCGGTTTCTTTTGTGTTGCCACGGGGTATTCTCCTAATTAGTATCTCGGTGTTGCAGGGGTTGTAAAAGGGGGGCCATTGCTGACCCCCCTAGCACAATTAGTTTGTTGAGGCTACGATTACAGCCTGGTCAGTGATTAGACCAAGACCGAAGATCGAGTACCATGCTAGTGCGTGCTCACGACCGAAGTCTAGAATACCACCATCACGAAGCTCAACTGGAAGTGAGATAGCGTGACCGAATGCGTTATCTCCAATGAAGATAGCGTCATAGCGGTCCTTGTTACCGTTACCAGTGTACTCAGCAGGGCTAATGTAACCACCACCGGCAGCTGGAGTTGGGTTAGCAACAGCTGTATCAGCAGTCCAACCAGTACCAGCACCGTTAGTGACCTTACGAACCTGTGTAGTTTCGATGAATACGGTGTCATATAGACGTCCGATTTCACCTAGCATGAAGTTACCTGGAGCAGCGTACTTAGTTACTTCGATAAACTCAGCAGTATCACGTAGAAGACGTGACTGGTGAGGGTGTACGAATGCAACATAAGTTTCGCCGAGCCTTGGAATGTTCTTAGTTGATAGCTGTTCGACTGCGTCCTTAACGGTTCTTGGAGTTAGGGCATAGTTACCAGTCATAGAAACGTTGCTTACACCGTTTGTACCATAACCGTACTGGTTAAAGTTACCAGTTCCGTTAGTGATAGCGGTCATTGCTGTGCGGTCTTCACCCCAGATTTGAGAAGTCGCTCCATATAGAGTGTCGCGGCTTAGCTTGTCTAGGTACAGAGCCATGTTACGTCCAAGCAGACGAGAAGCTGAAGCCATAACGTCATCGAAAGATGCGTTTAGCAATAGCTCTGAAACTGCAAGTGCGTAGCCGTGCTCTGATACTGTGATTGAGAACTGCTGTGCTGTTAGTGCGTTAGTCTGCATACGTACACCTTCAACAAGCGCCGAAGCGAAGCCTAGGTTGTTGTAACGCAGGAAGTTAATCTGAAGACCTGGTGCAACACCAAGTTCTGTCTTCTTAACTGCGAACTGCTCAAAGCGAAGAATCGGCATAGCCTGGAAAAGGATTTCCTTTGACCAGATTTGCTGAATCGCCTGAGTTAGCTGGGTGTTTGTACCTGAGTACGAGGTTGGCGCGGCAGCTAGATTGCCGGTACCTGTGATACCTGATGCCATTTGTAGGGCTCCTAAATTAAATTGACGTTATTGGTTTATGGGTTCCCGAACAAACCCTGTCCGCGTCCACGAGCTTTATCACTCAATAGACGTTGACGATATTGTGCATATTCATTCATCGGCATGGCTGCAATTTCTTGAGCCGTAAGCGTACGTTGTTCCTAATTGATATCCAATGGTCCGGTGGGTGGCGCGGTTACCCGACTACCCGTCATTTCCTTGCGGGCATTCTGCATCGCTGCCTGTGCCGAATCAAGGATACGAGCTGAACGTTCTTTCAAACCTTCAACACTCGCGGAGACCTCTTCCGGGGTGTTACCCGCTACAAGGTCCAACAATTCGGGAATAATATTATCCCGCTCAGTCTCAAGCAATTGCTGCTTGTAACTGGTTAGTTCAGCATAGTTCTTTTCACGCTCGAATAGTGCAAATGCGCGTTCACGTTCTTGACGCTCACGCTCCAATTGCTCCTGCCACTCGCCTTCCTTCTGTTTAAGAAGGTCACGAATGTCCATATCAGCTTCGGCCTTTACGCGCTCTTCAGCGGCACGAGCCTCTTCCTCCGCACGTTTTGCTGCAACCTCTTCTTCGCGTTGACGTTTAATCTCTGCAAGTTCAGTTTTTAGTGCATCAATCTGTGGGTAAAGTTTATCTTTTTCCTGTGTACGAACCTTAGACAAGTCCTCGTCTGTGTAGACTCGGTTGTTTGTTGCAGGTGCGTCAGTAGAAGATACTGACGTAGCAATTGACGCATCAGCGTCAGGCGTTGCTACTGTTGGAGCTGTTCCTGCTTCGGCCTGGAAGGCTTCTGCATTCGGTGTTGATTCTGCTGTACTCATTTATATCCTTAGTTTTATAGGGCGTTTTCCGAATGTGTCATAGACACGTAGCACATATAGCCGCACGTAATGTTCTAATATTAAGTTTTACGCGTTCTACGGCGTTTTTGTTGCTAAATCTAAATTATTTTGTATAATCTTGCGGAACTTGTCTAGTAGGTAACTTTGTTCCGTAAGCTTCTGTAACCAAACGGTTTCTAAGTTCCGCTTCGCCAAGTTGTAGGTTGCCTTGAGTTTCAGGGTCAAGTGCAGGACCAGCAGCTGGTGGTGGAGCTCCAGCAGCAGAACCAGGAGCACCTGCGCCTGAAGTAGCGCCGCCTCCACCAGTAGTTCCGTCAGGCGGAGCCATCTGTCCTGTCATAGCCATAATCTCTTGATCAATCTCAGTTTGGACAAGGCGTAGTGCGCCATCAGCAACTGCATCATCAATAAGTTCTTTACGGATTTCCTGAAGCACTGCGGCTGGGAATTCTTCACCAAGTTCTCGCAAAGCGCCTTCTTTAGACTGCAAACCAAGTGATAGCAATGATTGAATTTCGTTCAATACAATTAGCTTATCTAAAGGTAGTGGTGGAGGGAAATGACAGTAAGTTCTGTAAGTCTCTGGGTCAGCAGGGTCTAATTGAATAATCTGGTCTGGCTCAGGAGTTCCCTCTGTGTCTGGATTATATGAGAAAGTTTCAGGCTCTTTAAACGCAAGCGTACGTAAGACAAGTTCGTTAATTCGCTCTAGCCCATGAGCGTACTGAACAATTTTTTGATGGTAACGGTTCATCAAAGGCTGGAACATAATAGAAAGTGCAACACCGGAAGTGTTAGACACAGGCATAGCTTGACCAAGAGCAGACTCAGGTACACCAGTCATTTCATGCATAGCCTTCTTTAGGCGGTCCATGAATTCCATAGCGCCCTTTAGACCTTGGCCACCGCCCTCAAGGTTTTCTACCTTAGCATCCTTTGGTAGACCACCCCATACTTTATTAGCGCCCTTTTCTAGCTGAGATGCTTTAGCACCAATAATCACAGTAACAGGGGCAGAGTGGTAGTTAATAATATCTGCAACGTCTGTGGCAGTCTCATTGTAGACACGGTTAATGCTAATCATTTCGTTACAATCAGAAAGTCCCCAAGGAGAACCTGATACACGAACG